GAAGATAATATGCGCATTATTCTCATTAACCAAGATATCGCCCTTCTGCCAAGCAAATTTGTTCCAATCACGCATTTCTTTTGATGGGAACAATAGAGGTTCTGCTTCTGCATGATCAAAGTACTTGCCATTATTATAGAAAGAAGATGATTCAGCATGGTGATTTACTACTATTATAGTATCTTCGCTGCATATGCTTGAAGTATATACATCTCCAAATAAGGGAGACCACAACTTCGTATTTACTGGCTTACCATTTAAGATTTTCGCTAAATTAATATTCTTTTCCATATCATTAATTTCTCATTATGTGACACTTAATAACCTTATGAACCATATCTGGCTGCGATTCATTAAAACTCTTAATAAACTGACGCTCCATTTCCTTTGGGAAAATGGGCTTTGTCGGCTTCGGCATCGTGAGAACGGCTTGAATCTTTGCCCCCCCACTCAGCGTAAGCAGACATCTGCGAGTTATCATTTTACCAAACATCATAACCTTACCCTTTCACATAGTTGATTACGTGCTCCTGGGCTTGCTCATGCAAGTTGTCAAAAGCGTCTTCTATAACTTTGGCTGTCTGATCGCCATTAAGGTTCTCCAGCATTTCGCCAACTACCTCTACCATCTTATCTATAGGTAAGGAACAGAACTTATCAACTAAGAAGTTCTTCTGCTCGTTGATGGTCATATCATCAAACAACTCCGATAAATCTACTTCAACTTTATAATCTGCCATAATCTTAATCGAAAATATGATGGTTCAACTTTCTCTTTCTGAGGTTTCTCTTAATCACTTCCATATCCTTGTGGTCGTTAGTGTGGTCCGCAAGAAGCTTGATGATTTCATAGATGTCATTTGCGTTATCCTCCAGGTTGGCGCAAATATTCTCATCACCGAAGAAACTCTTATTAAAGGGTTTCAAATGGAAGTAGTACTTTTTGGCTGCATCCTGCATTTGAGTGTAGTGCATCTTCTGCTCTTGCTTGTAGCGAACGCTTAACAGCCTAAACATGCCCTGCTCATCCTTGATGAGCTGATCTAATACATCTGTTACCATTGCAATCAAACAGCCATTGACCTGCAGGCGTTGAATAATCTTTTCCTGCTTCAAGCCAGATGTTACACCAAGCTCTGAGAGTGTAACCTTCAAATCGTTTACTGTAACTTTCTCTTTTCCCATTGTCTTACTTTTTAATTATCAAACCATAAACCTGTATATCTCCATTCCCATTGATGGCAAGTGTCATTAGGCTTCTTGCCTTCACAATAGCATATATCGGAAGATATGCAATTACTACATACATGTTTCATATCTTTTGTTAAGTCAACGTGAAATCGTTCAGTTCTTCGTAGACAACTTTAAGCCATCCTTTCATGTATATCATGGCATTCAATGCACCATATTCTTTTCTACGTTGTTTTGCTTTGTAAAGCATAACTTCAATTGAAGCTACTTCGGATTTAAACGTTTCTTCGTATTTCATTGCTCTATATATTGTGGAGCGATGGTTAGTCACCCCATTACCTTTATGCTACGTCTTGAATCCATTCTTTGAGAATAGTACCATCTTCATTGAAGATATCAAGCTCTACTCCGTCATACTGAACTTTCTTGCCTTCGTCTAAAGCATTCTCGAAATCCAAATCTAAGATATGCTTTACATCGCCAAATGTTTCTTGTTTTTGACTGAGTGGCTGATTTTCAAAAAACAACATCTTCGTATGTGTTATCTTTGAACTTTGTTGCCTTAATAACGTACTTTACCTTTTTCATTGCTCTTATCATTTAATTGTTAAACTTATTTGTTGTTTAATTAACTGATGCAAAGATACAAAGAAATTTTGGATTGACCAAACGTTACTTTCTTTAATCGCTTTTTAGCAACTTTATTTAACTTTTAAGCTGCATAACTATCTGTAATTCAGCTTGTTTTCGGCATAATGAATGCGTTGTCTTACCAAAACTTCCCCTACATCTTCAAGGCTGATTTCTCCTTTCTCGATTCGAGGATTCTCGCAGATTTTATAGATAACGGTGCCATCCATGCAGATAACAGGATATGGAGCCCCATCATCATTAGGACGATCTGAGAGGCAGACATAACGAGCTGCTTCATTAATACGCTTCTCGAAATCTTTCTGTGATTTCTGTTTCTTTCTCTCCTGTTGTAATGATTGGTCGCCAAGAATTTCAGCTTTAAACCAATCTGTAACGTCTTGTAACATCTTCATTGCTCTTTTATTTAAGTTTTATATACTAGTGTCTTTTACCCCACTTAATAGCGTTGTAAATGGCGTTTCTAAACATTCTTCTTTCCTCATTATTTTCAAGAAAGGTTACTAATCTAGCTTGCTTCGTAGCAAACAAGAAATCTTTGTCTTCTTTAATTTCCATATCTACTTTCTTAATGATTTACCTGTGAAAGGAACAAACTTAGTGATAGCTTTTAATCTATCTATAGTTCGTTCTCCATATTTTGCTTCGAGTTCGTTTGCAGTTAAGTTTGTGGTAATGATGAGAAGCTTTCCCTTTTGCTCTGCTGCATCACATAACTCTGAGAATGCGCATCTAACATTGCCAAAAATCTTCGCAAGCTCTTCTGTACCAACATCATCAATACAGATGATGTGAAGTTTTAGAATCTCGTCAATCTTTGTATTCAACTCCTGGGCTGTAAAGATATTGACGAGTTTTCTGCAAGAGTCTTGGAGTAAGAGCGGTAGAATATGCTTTGCTATTAGAGTCTTTCCGAGACCGCACCCACCTGTAATAAGAAGTCCCCTGCCTTCGTTGTCAGACATCCAATCAACAATAGGGCGATAATTCTTCTCCATCCATTTTGCATGGGATTCCTTGCCAAAGGTGTATCTTTTGACAAAATAGTCTAGACCTCCTCGTAGCCTTTGTTCGGCATTAGGAATCCTTATTCTCACCTTATCAGCGAGAAACAAGGCTTCTCCTTTTTCGAACCTTTGAATAATTTGATTGAAATCTACATTCATAATTACCATCCTCCTTCGTTATAATCTTTGTTTTCCGAATTATGTAGAGCTGTGCCAGATTGCTTTGCTCCGAAGTCTTTATTTCGTCTTGCCCAATTCTGTAGCCTTAGATTTAAATCCCATGTTTTCTCAGTCTCACACCTCATCCTAGTTTTGGACTTATTCGTTTCTGACCAATAGTCATAGAACTTTCTGATCATATCCTTGCCATAAGTTGCAACATAAGGAACTAAATCTTGACCGAATTTTTTCTTTCGCTTTTCGGTTGCTGCTGCAATCTCCTCTTTCGTTTTCTTAGGCTTATCTTCCTTAGGTGCTTCTACTGGTTTAGTATCTTCATTCTTTAGCTCATTTTTAGGCTTATTGACCTCGGCTTCAAAATAGTCATCATAATTGCAGATAGTGATGATGGAATATAATCTTTCCGTATTCACTTCTATTAGCTGCATTTTTATTAGCTTTGACAAACAGGTTCTAACTACTTGTTTTCCTGCACCTATAGTAGTGCTGAGTTTTCCAAGACTAGTCAAAAACTGTCCTCTATGCTCGACTATCCCATCATGCTTTACTTCTTTCTCTTTTGCATTGTTGAGCAAGTATAGAAAGAGGGAAAGCATTTCGGGTTTATCGAACCAATCCCAATCAAAGATGCTGCGAGGAAGTCTTATCCAATCTGCCATAGTTGTACAATAAAACCTCAACTTTCTTGTTTAGCTGCTTACGCAGGTGGAACCCAAACAATACTAATTGAGGTCTGAATATTTTTTATCCGAAAGTTCCACGTTTCAGAGATTTAATTTCTTCGGTGCAAAGATAATAAATTATTTATTGATTAAATAATATTGCCGCAAATATTATCAAATATTAACTTTGATACCTTTGAGACTGCTAAGTTTCTTAACCTCAGCCGTATAGTGAACAATCATATCTTCTAGTTCACTATTAGTGAAGTGACATGTAGAATGCGCCTTCACGTTTAGTAAATCAAATCTTTGCTGCCCTATTTTTTGAATGAGGTTGCGTTGGTAGCCTATGAGGTGGTCCGCAGAGAAACGATTGCAAAATTTACATTCAGCATGGCAGTTATCTTCATTGAATCTAGTTGCCATGTGGCGGCGACTATGGAAGTGACCGCAGTCCACATCTTCAAAGCTCTTTATCTGCCCGCAGGATATACACCGAACATAACCATTAGCCATAACATCACGCAAACGGATATAAAGAGAGAATATTCGATCGAGCTTTTTAACCAAGTTAGGTTTGCTCTTAGAAGTATTCTTTTTTACCTCTTTTTTTTCGGCTTGAGCCGCTTTTGGCTTGCGGTTGAAATAGTATTTATTCATAACCATAGGACTCTTTAATACAGCTTATTTCCGTGATGGTATTCTCTTCTTTCGTTATAACGCATCTTCAAGTTGATGTGCTGAACGAGGTCGATTTCAAGTGCTTCTGCCCATTCAAATACGGAGGAAAGAATACTTGTATATAAGACACAGAACATTTCTGCCTTTATACTTATAGATGAGTTAAGGTTGCACGAAACAATAGTTCTAGTAACAACCATAGCGTCCTCAGTAAAGCTATGCTGTTTAGCACACTTAACCTCAGAGTCAAATGTGGAAAATCCGTCCTTTGCCACAACACCACAAACACCCATTAAATCAAAGACACGAATACAAATATCTGCCAATTCGCTTTCTACTTTCCCCTCGATGGTATTAGAGTAGTATTTGTTGAACAAACTGCCACCATGGTCGTTGGCAAGTACGGTTTTAAGACCTTCTTTGTCAAGGTCGTCCATATAGTTTCCTTTGCGGTCAGCTTGTACGGCTTCTGCTACTTCTGTGCAGACCATCATCAACCAATGCGCATTAGACTTTTCTTCTTCATGCCATCCATGTTTGACAGCATTATCGTAGGCTCTTTTAACCCACTCATTAATCTGTTTTGCTTCAATTTTCATAATTCAAAAACTTACGTTAGACAATTGTTTACCTAGAGACTTGATACACCATCTTGATGAACCTTGCACCTCTAGGTCTATTCTTAAATCAGAGACTTTTCCGAAGGAACGGAAACTACCACCAAGGTCGATTATCCATCCATCTTTATCCTTGAAAGGTCTGATAGCTCGTCCCACCATCTGATAGTAGAGACTCAAAGACTTCGTTGGTCTTGCCAAGATAACCGTGTCAAGTGCAGGATAATCAAATCCTGTGGTGAGAACTCCGACATTAGAGACAACCTTTATGGTGCCATCCTTGAACTTCTCCAAGATAGCTTCACGTTCTTTCTTTGGGGTCTCGCCTGTAACGATTGCAGAATTAATACCTTTCTGTTGCAGTTTGTCTGTCAATCTTTCCGCTTCTTCCGTGAATCGAGTGAAGACCAAAACTCCTTTTCTCGGTATTTTATTCTTTGGCTTCAATACACGTAGGGTAGTGGAAGTAAGCTGATCATAGAATCCGCTTCGTTCATATTCCAACTTTAGTGAGTTTTCATCAAAGTCGTTTCCTGTTGAGTTGGCATGCACATTAGACATATCTAGCTGAGTGCAATCGAAGTATCTCAAATCGGCAAGATAACCTTTTGCAAGCAATTCTGAAATCTGACAATAGTACAGAACCTCATCGAATATTCTTGGTCTAGTTCTCGTAAGGAACTTTAGCATCGAGTTGCCATTAAGTCCCCTTCCTAGTCGATATGGTGTTGCTGTCAAGCCGATAACCTGTCTATCCGCGGCTTCGAAGAAGGTTTTGTATTGTCCACCTTTCGCATTACAAAGATGGCATTCGTCAACCATTACGTACTTGAAGTGCTGAAAGTCTTTCATGTGGTTCATAACGCTTCCGATGGTAGCAAAGGTTATTCTGTTTATATCCTTACAACCAACAGAAGCGGAATATACTCCACAATCAAAAACACCATAGCTTTGCAGTTTAGCGAAGTTTTGCTCTAGAATTTCCTTTGACGGACAAAAGATGAGTAGCGGACTATCCAGCTTACTTGCAATATCTGCGATTACAAGCGACTTACCTGCGCCCGTAGGCAAGATAAGAAGTCCATTCTTCTTAGTCTTGCCTGTGAACGCTCTGACGGCAGCATCACTTGCTTGTTTCTGATATGGTCTGAGTGTGTACATGATTACTCATCTTCATCATTACCATCCTCATCATCGTCACCGAAAGGAAGGTCATTATCATCAGTCTGCTCCTCAGCCTTTGTTTTTGGCTTTTCTACTTCGGGGAACTCGATGCCGAAAACTTCCTTCATAGCCTGCTGATTGACATCTTCCTGGCTCCATAAGCCGCTTCTATCCCAATCTGGAATTTTCTGAACCTTGCAAAGCTGGAACTTATCATCAACCCAAGCAAAGAAGAGGTAATGACCATTGAGAGCAATACGAGCGGTCTTAGTAGAAGGTAAGCGGAAATCCGTGATACCATTCTTAACTCTTGCTGCCAAATCACTGACTTCAAGAAGTGCTGATGCGTATGCTTCTTCGGCATTCTTCTTCATCGTCTTGATTTGAGCAAGAACGGTTTCCAGCTCTTCCTTGCGCTTTGGCACATCATTCTCCTGCTTGATGCAGTACTCTTCACGGATAGCATGAATCTCGAAATCATCATACTTGCGGTCAACGACCTCATTGTCTGGGAAGAGAGCATTGAACTTGTCATGCAGAACCTTGATAGGTTCGTCTGCACTCTTTGCACCTTCGCAAAGTACCAACACGTCCTTGAACATTTCTTTCTGAGCTTCGGTCAAACAAAACTCAATCTTCTCTGGTCTGTGACCATCCAAATCTGCTAACATAATATTTTCTGTTTTAAATTACATAAATTCTTTGCACTGCTCAATCTGCTGTTGAGCAAAAAATAACATTTCACCTTCATGAGGTGAAGGAAGGTAAAGCCCGCACTGAGCACTACTATAATTTCTGAATCTTTCTATTGCAGTTGTCATTTCAGCCTTATCGAGTTCAGTACTACTTCTGATGTAGGTAATCTCCTGTCCCCTTCTGTTAATTCGCTTTCTCTCGAATATATCTCTGTTGCATATCTTCTTAAAAATATCAAACTTAACTTCTTCGAGGGTAAAACCAAATTCAGAAGCAAAGTAACCTAACAGACAATGCAGGTAGCTATTCTGAGCCAAAGAACGTTGAGTGTTCTTTTTCTTCAGTTCAACGTATTCATTCTTCAGAACCATCTGATTACAGGCTTCCTTGAACTTCTTTCTATCGTAAACATTCTTCAAATTATAGAGTGCCATAGTCTAAGTTTTAAAATGGTAAATCATCATTATTACCTTGAATAGGGTTTCCGTTCTCATCTACTGCGGGAGGGAAATTAGGTGCAGGTGGTGCTGCTGCATTTCTTGCAGACTCCATAGCTGCTTGTTGTGCGCTTTGGCATGCCCCTTGTGTAGGTGTTGGCTGATTTCCGTTAGCCGCTTGTGCGGTCTGATTTCCGCCCTGTTGCTGATTATAACGAGATTGATATTTCTCGATTTTATAACCTTGAACGTTAGTGAAGTATCTGACTTGCCCATCTTTCTCTGAGCGTGAACCATTCAAGGAGAATGATACCGTCACAATATCACCCATATTGAAGCCGTTCAAATCATCAACGTGATTGCCTGTAAACTCGAACTTTGGATAGTTTGCTCTCTCTATCTGCCCTGTGAACTGGTTACGATAGGAGCAATCCAAGACAAGCTCTCTTTTTTTGAAGACTTTGTCTTGATAGGGAATACTCTCCGTATTCCCTATATGCTGAATAATTCCACTAATTTGAAATGCCATTTTTACTGAACATTAAAAGTGATACCATTGTCACGCATGAAGCGTTCCAAACATTCCATTGCCTCTTTTGTACCGGTACAAACGTAAGTACGTGTCTCGGTTGGAGTAGGAGGTGCAACCGACTGTCCCATAGCGGCAGCGAAAGCATCCATGGCATCTTCTTCATTAGAAGACATCTTACCATTCTTTGGCTTCTCTTCCTGTTGCTCGGCTGCATTGTTCTCCGCGACTTCCTTCTGAGGTGATGTTGGAGGTGTTGCAGTTTCTTTCTTATTAGGGGATACTGAGCTGGCACGCTGTTCTTTCAGCTTGTTTGCGTATGCGATAGTCTCCTGCAGATTGAGATTCTCCTTGTATCGGGCGGTAAGTGCATCGTAATCTTCTGCAAATAACTTCAAGGTCTCGAGGTCTTTCTTGATGTTATCAACCTTTTCTGTGATAGCTTTTTCGATAGACTTCATTGAAGTTGTCTTGTTGAGCCATTTTGCATCAAAGATGAGGTCTAGTTTGATACCGATGGTTTCCACTCCGCATTTCTCAGCAAGCTTTTCAATCTCTTCTCTCTTAGCTTTCTTGGTGCGATTTTCATCTTCTTTGATTACGCCATCAATGAGAGATACCGCATTCTTGATAAGCTTGCACGTATCGTTACAGGTTGTCTTGAACTCCTCAAAAGGTTTATTCCAAACCTTTTCAAGCTCCTTGCGCTTATCGTCAAGTGCTTTAGCTGCCTTGTTGAGTAAAGCCTTGTCTTCCTTGCACTTTGGAATATCATCGGTGCTATAGTTGCTGATGTCATACATAGGCAAAGCCTTTTCAACTCTAGCTTTAACCTCTTTGATATTGGTGGTAAGCTGACCGATAGTTTCTTTGCTTACCACCAATTGCACATCCTTTTCTTGGAGTGCAACGATATTGGTGTTCTTTTCTTCTGCCATATTAAACCAAATTGAATATTTTCTTGTCTGTTATCAAATCTCTGTTTTCTTGAATGAAACTAATCAATCCTTCGCAGTGTTGAGTGAGTAGAGGAATATCCCTTTTAGGGTTAAACGTATAACTCTCTGTGTAGTTTCTGTAATACGTCTTTCCGATTTCCGAGATATTGTATTCGAAGTCGTAAACATCACAACCATTCTTCATAAGGGCATAAGGATAGACCTTATGTTGCCAGTGTCTCTTGTAATTGCCAACCGCATACTGACGTGTTGTTTTCAGATCATGAGTGCAGAACGGCATAAGGTAATCAATGTACCCATACAGCATTACTTTGCCATACATGGTAGGCAATACTGCTTGTATGTAAACCTGTGGCAATGCTCCTTTATAGTAGGCTGCATAATGTCTTACTAACCGAATAGGAAAAATGAAACTTCTTCCATTCAGCTTTGCTTCTACACCGACAGGAATCCTTTTGCTATACGGATATTCTTCTACTTCTTGATAAATGGTGTGGATATCCATATTCTCCGAGTTACGATGAAGGACCATACAATCAATAACCTCATTGAATGCTGTGCCTTTGTCAGCAGCTTCACTATCGAATGATACTCGATTTATCTTATCTATTAACGACTGGAATTGTATCTTCTTGAACTCTTCTGGAGTATGGGGTGGATTTTCAGACCATCCCCAATACTTACTCCAAATGATGTCACTATCAAGGTAGTTCTGATACGCATCCAAAAGCGTCGCATAGAACCTAAACTTGACTACTTCCATAGCTTATGCTGCTTGTGGGTCTTCGTATTGCTTGGTCTCCTTATTGTAAACCAACTTCAAAGCACTTACCTTCTCGGTGAACAGACTTCTTGCATGAAGAATGATGGAGTTACCCAAGTTTGCATAATCTTTGATGTGCTCGATGAAATGGTTTGCCCCTCTTGCGTCAGTAATCAACTGAACACCCTCCTTAATCTCTTCAAGAGCCTTATTGTACTCCTTAACCTTTTCTTCTTTCTGAGCTATCATAGACTGATAACGTGAGAGAATCTGAGTAGAGATGAAGTTATTAGGAGCGGTTGGCTGTCCGTTTGCATCAAGAATAACCGGAATCTGCATACAACCAGGAAGCTGACAGGTGTTCTTACCATCGTTACGACTTGTAGGGTCAAAAGTGATAGTTCTGATTTGCTGTCCATTCTCACTTCTCATTTCGAGATAGCCAAGCAAGTCCAAATCTGTAACGATATTGTTGTAATTCTTCTCACGAAGTGCAGGGATATACACAGTACTTTCACCTTCCTTGCGTGTGTCACGATGTGCGACAAAGACGATGTTCTTGTTAAGCTGTGACAAAGATGAGGTGAACCATTTGAAGTCGTTATTGATGGTACCCCAATCCTGTATCTGAGGGTTGCGACCATTGCATCTGTAGGCGATGATGAAGTCAATCATCTTTCCAATCGTATCTACAACGATAGTATCGAACTCCTCCAAATCCTTCTTGTTATAGTTGAGCAAGTTGAGAATATCTTGCCAACTAGAAACCTGTACGATACCGACATTATCATCCAAATGTGCGGTATTAACACGCTTGACACCATTATCGAAATCAAGCAACAAAGGCTTAGGTGCTGAGAGGGCAAAAGTTGTCTTACCCATACCTGCCTGTCCGTAAACCATCATTTTAACGTTTTTCTGAATAGCAATTTCATTGCTTCTTTTAATCATACTCATTGCTCTTAGTGCTTTAAATTATTAAAAAATCCATTATCTTTAGCTAGCTTTACAAACTCGCCCTTATCGTGAACACCTAACTTGCAGTAAGCAGATCTGACATGCTGTTTAATTGTGTTCGGAGAGAGGCAAAGCTTTTCACCAACTTCTTCTTTTGTGAAACCTTGATAGATAAGGTTCATTACCCTTTCTTCGGCAGGAGAGAGCTTGGAGTTAAACTTTGGGCTGCAAATAATGCCTTCGTTCTTACATTCTCCTCGCAGTGGGCATTCAACTTTTTCAAAGTTAAGCCTGCCGAGATTATCAATATCGTAGGTGGTTGTATCAAGCTTTCCGAAGTTGCATTTACAGAATCTTCTGACTATCAAGAACTGATAATAAGGAACATTCATTGCACTCTTTTGATACTCCTTAGATAAAGCCTTGTAGGCTTCGGGGTATCTTTCTCGGATAGCATCAATCATTTTCTTAATGACTTCTGTATCTTTTTCCGAGAGAGCTTGATTTTCGGTACCATCCTTAATGAACCAAAGTTCATCATCAAACATATAAAACTCTACTGCCATAGCTGTTCTTTTGGTATTCCTGTAATTTCAGACAGTTTTTCTATCTGCCAATCAACAATCGGTCTTGTATGACCTTTTGTCCAGTTTCGGGCTGTAGTAAATGACACATCGCATTCTGACATGATGCGCTGAATGAAATCCTTCTTTGGGTACGAGGACTTTGGAAGGTTCTCGTAATAATTCAAAAGGGTCATTTTTTGCTTTTTTTCTTCACTTTTATTTGCCATACAAATAATTTTTTGTAATTTTGCATTGTTATTTAAATATTCACGGTGCAAAGATAAGAATAATATTTGTAAAATCGGTACAAATCATTAAGAAATCTCTGTATTTTAACTTTTATTATACGTATGACAGCAAAAGAGGTTATTAATGCTATCCTTATGCAAGAAAATATAACTGGTTCGCAGCTTGCTAAGGATATGGGACTCAGTAGACCGCAAGCGGTTTATGATATCCTTAATGGTAAGGTTTTGAAGGTGAGTGCGAGAATGGCTAATCTTATCCATACGTCAAAGCCTATGTACAATATCGACTGGTTGTTAACTGGAGAAGGGAATATGCTTAATGATGATATTCCTGCGACTTCAATTAGAGCAGAAAAGCCAAATGAGCAAATAGATTCGCTTTCTGTTATAAATCGTCTCATCGAAATTAACGCACAGAAAGATGTGGAGATAAAGGAGCTACGCCAGGCATACGAACATCTTGCAAGATGTTTCGAGAAGCTAGCTAATGGGGAGACTATTACTCCTGCAGATAAAAAAGCGATTTCTATATAATTAACGTACACGGAAATATTTATAGCGTATGAAACTTACGACAACGCCAACAGGCATGGCGATAACAAAGCGTTTCTTCCTTGCTCTTGATGTTGCTATCAACCAGCGTAAAGCTAGAGGAATACGCACTTTTACCGAATCTCATGGTATCAACTATTGGAATTTCTCTACGTTTAAGAAGTGCCCAGATGGCAGAGCTATTAAATCAGAATGGCTTGCTTGGCTAGTTGAAGATTATAACGTTAATGCCGAATGGCTGTTGACAGGTGTAGGTATGATGTTTAAAATTCAAAATAACCCTTAAAATTTCGCTTATGAGAAGATTTGTTTCTTTTGTAGTAGAATTATTGGTTTGTTCGGCTTGTATGGCTTTAGAACCGCAAGAAATCTCTGTTGGTACATTTTCTATGCGTTTTGAAACGCAAACTGAGCAAATTCATTGGCTTTTTGGAGCAGGTGACTTCGTTGTCAACAAGGATGCCGAAGATTGCGATCCAATGCAAGTTGAGCACTCTATTTCTGTGAAGGAAGGTAAACTGACAATTGATGCAGGTACCGAAGATGAGCTATCCTTCAAGATAACTTCTTGCAGTTATGAGGAAGGAAAAGTTTTTGCTGACCGAGGTGCTGTTGAAGTATACCGCCTAGTATGCCAAGAACTTGATGAGAACATTCCTTCAAAGTGGACTTCTTTAATCACCATTCAGAAGGTTAAAGATGGGGCAAGAGCTAAAACCATCATTACCATTCCTCGGTATGATGAGTATGGAGCAATCTTCAGCATCACTATTTTGCATTAGAACAACCGCCCAAAAATTTCTCGCGCGCACGTTAGTATATTATAATTATATATAATAATAAATATATATACTATAAAAGAAAGATACTAAGTTAGTACAAAAGAAAAGTTTTTGGGCAGTGTGTTAGCTATTGTGTTAGTAAGTGTGTTAGCTGACTTTTTGAAATCTCTGTAATGTGCTGGTAATAAGTCTTTTATAGTGTGTTAGCAGTGTGTTAGTAGGTGTGTTAGCAAGTGTGTTGGGTGGTGTGTGCTAAAATGACAATATTTATTACCAGTGTGTTATCAGTGTGTTAGTTGCCTTTTTGAAATCTCTGTAAGTCGTTGTTTTATAGTTATTTAAAGTGTGTTGGCTGTGTGTTAGCAAAAATAGGCAGTGTGTTAGCTATTGTGTTAGTAAGTGTGTTAGCTGACTTTTTGAAATCTCTGTAATGTGCTGGTAATAAGTCTTTTATAGTGTGTTAGCAGTGTGTTAGTAGGTGTGTTAGATGGTGTGTTGGCTTAGTCTCCAAAAAGGCTACAAAAAATCCCTCACCATCTTCACAGACAATGAGGGACCAACAAACATAAAAACTAAACCTTATCCTATTTACCACTTGTTGCGTTAAGTGAGGATTGAGGGAGTCAAACCCTCTTGGTCTTATTGCATCATAGAGGTCTGGTACACGGCAAGGTAAAACATGGTCTGATAAGAATAATACCGCTCCAGGCTTATATGCACTGCTACACTTTCAACGCTGTAGCCACAATCCTCAGATGCCAAAGCTACCGCCAAATTCTGAGAGTAAAGAATCCACTTGCCTAAGGTGGAGTAGCTTTGGTGTAGGCTCTAGAACAATGATAATTGTCCATCTTTCTCTACATAGCTGTTACCAGTAGGGTAGAGAAGCTCTTCGAACATAGCAGTCATGCAATTAGTCACTATAGAGTTACCGGATAACTTGTATAGCTTTGTTTTTTTTAGACCACTATTGCATAGCTTGTAGTCGTCCTCTTTATGTACTCCCATCAAAGCGAAACACTCGAAAGGAGATAACTTACGAACCTTGTTTTTAACTACGACTTTAGGAATGCAACCATAATTTTTCGGATCTTTGTACATATTCTCCATAAGCGTTGGAGATATGCCATGAATAGAGAAAACTCTCTGCTTACCTGCAAATTTGGCACCTATAGGCAAGTCTCCTATATGTATTATTTTTGGAGAACTTACTTCATTGGCATTAGTCTTTCTGATAAGTCCGTCTGACAGACTCTTGGAAATATAGAGGGTTTTATCTTCGTTATCTTGCAAAATATCAGCTATCCTTAATGTTAGCTTTTCTGCTTTCGGAAAGTGATAGTGAAAGTTTTCTTCTCCGTCTCTCCTTATGGATATAACGAATATTCGTTCTCGATTTTGAGGAACACCATAATCTTTAGCATTGAGTACCCTGTAATATGATGTATAACCATAACTTTCGAGTTCTTTCAACCAAGCAAAGAAAAATGGACGAAACTTTTCTGTTACCAGACCTTTGACGTTTTCCATCAAGAGATACCTTGGTTTCTTAGCTATGATGGCATTCCGTGTATACCATAGCAAAGATGATTTTGTTCCGCTGCCTTCCTCTATGCCTTTTCTCATTCCTGCAGTAGAAACCGACTGGCAAGGTGTAGAGTATGTGAGCATATCGAAATCTTTAACACCATCCCACATGATCTTGCTCATATCTCCAAGGTTTCTATCCTTGTATTCTGGAAAGAGGATATTGTGAGCTGTAATAGCTGACTTGTCTATTTCACTCCAGGCAACCAAATCAAAATCAAATTCTGAATGTTTATCTTTGAGATATTTCAAAGCTAGACATTGCGAATCATATCCACTGCAAAGTGTGCATACTCGGAGAGGATGGTTTTTATCATATATCATACCGCAGTCCTCCAGAACTTCATGATTTCAAGTCCTGTATAGAACTTCTTCATGGTTGCCTTTCTAAGCCCACATTTGATAAGACCAAACATAGTGTACTTCTGTAAGGTCTTTCTTGTGATGCCAAGCAACTCGCAGGTCTCATTGATGCTGTATCTGCTTGTTGCTATTACCTTTGGTTCATTACTTGTTACTGCCATAAGCGAAATCCTTTCTTTTTAGGGCTGACAAGCTCGACTACCTTCGAGTATTCAAGTTCTGTTCGTACTATATCATTATTAAGCAAAATGCAAGTTTTACCCAAACCGTTAACTTGTCGTATTGATTGTATATTGTCGACATTGATGAGTATCTTATAGCCTTCAATGTTTCTTACTTCGATAAACTTTGCCATATCTTACTCCTCCACATTTAAATCCTTCAGACTAGATAGACTGCATAACAATCCGATAATAGCTGGTATGAACAGCCAAGTATGACAGAATACCATTACTGCTGTTAGAGAGATACCGAAGCCAATGCAGATTTTTCTGTTGTTTTTTGCATTGCTTTTCCAATTGACATCTTGCTTCCACAAATCTACCAATTCTACGAAAGCGTTCTTTTTTTCTCCAACTTTTGGAGCTTTATTGCTCTTAGTGCATCCCATAACGATGAATTTTAAATTTAACTTATTGCTCTTAGTGCATCTTAACACATCATTCATGCCAAATTCCAATCTTTTTTGTATCTTTGCATTGTTATTTTTAGAATGACAGTGCAAAGGTACAAAATAAATTTGTAATATCGGTACAAAATATACAGAAATGTCTTGATATTCAGATTATTTAACTTTGCGCATAGTATAATATATATAATAAGGTGTAGAGCAATGGAATTATATAAAACTCTTGAAGAGTTATCTGACAAGGTTTCTAAGCTGAGAAATCATGTAGCGACTGAGGAAGCCACGAAGACTGCCTTCGTTCTTCCTTTTCTTGTCTCACTTGGCTATGATATATACAATCCACTAGAGGTTATACCAGAAATGGATTGCGATATTTCACGCAAGGGAGACAAGGTGGACTATGCTATTAATATTGATTCCAAACCTGCGATGATAGTAGAGTGCAAGCAGTGTGAAAAGAGCCTAGATGCTTTTGTTCTCCAGCTAGCTAAGTATTATGTGGCAACTAAGGCTAGGTTCGCAATACTTACTAACGGTATAGAATATCGCTTCTATTCAGATATGGATAGAGTGAACTTGATGGACTCAAAACCATTCTTTGTTTTCGATATAAGCTCTTTTGATAAACATGATGTAGAATTGTTAGGTAGGTTTCAAAGAAACTGCTTTGATGAACGGAAAATTATGCAGATTGCAGAAAACATTAATATTGAAGAGAAGGTTAGGACATTTCTAGAGAATGACGTATTCAAATGCTCTGATACATTTGCAAAGTATATAGCCAACTCAATCGGTTGCAGTTATTCTGTAGATGAGGTTGCAAGAGAGGTTCGGACTCAACTGAATGATAGATTGTCTATTCCGCAGCCGAAAGGTGATAAGCCTTCACCTATAGCAAATGGCGAAGACTATAAAGCTTATCTTTTGGTCAAGAAGATACTGAAGCATTATGCTTACGAGGACGAGATTAAATATACATCTTTCAAATCGTATTTTACGATCAACAAGCATGGTTCTGTATGGAGATGGATTGTTAGAATCAAAAGGACGGCAGATAAAGTCAAGGTTTGTTTTCCTATGAATGATTATAAAACCAACGAGTGGGTCACACTTGACTCTATTGATGATTTATCAAAGATGAGTGATAGAATAATTCAATCATTTCGTATGGCTTCATTCGAGAAATCTTATGGAGACAGTACTAATGATAATCAAAATGTGGTTAAACACGAAAAAACCGCAAATAAACCGCAAGTCTGA